CAATTGATGGAACTTCGCAAACAATTCAATGGCAAAACGCCTTGGCACCAACGGCAAACACCAGCGCAATCGATGTGTACACATTTACGATTGTCAAAACAGCTGACACTCCCACTCCTACCTACACTGTACTTGGCTCACGTACTAAATTTGATTCGGTATAACCTATGCCGCTGTTTAATACCTTTACTGGTAGTTCGGCTCGGGCATTAGGAAACATTAGCGCCGAACCCCCGGGGCAACCTGTCCTAACTGCAACTGCGTCTGCAATCGCAATTAGGATTGACTTTACATTTTCAAATGGCGCCTTCCCCGTAAACGCTATTGAGTACCGGTATAAACTAACTTCCGGGTCATTTGGTACATGGTACTCGATAAGCCCAGAATTAAGAACCATAAACTTAACTGGATTAGAAACCAATACCAGCTACACATACGAAGTGCGGGTCAAAGATAACGCACAACAATACGGATTAACAGCAAGCGGGGTAACCTCTACTACTTCAGAGGCAGCCCCATCTGCCGTAAGTTCATTAAGCGTGTCTCCAACTGGCACAACCCAGTTGACTGTTCAGTTTGGCCCGTCTACCGCCGGTACTTATCCGATCCAGAAATACCAATACCGTATTGGAACAGAAAGTTATGTCGACACCCCGGTCACTGCCAACGTTCCTTTCAATATAACTTCGTTGTCTCCGGAAACGAACTACTCAATAACGGTTAGGGCTGTTGCTGCAACATCAGGAACAACCAGTACCACCACTTCAGCTTCTGCTACAACTGACCCAACAGTACCGGCAATCCCAACTATTAGTTGGAGTCGGATGACCGCAAGTGATAGGACTACCGCCAAACTTGCTTGGAACAGCGTAAGTACTTCAGGAACTGGCACCGTTACTTATCATGTAGAAGCAAACGAAGTAAATGATGCTGAGCAAGTAATAGCCCAAGTAGGCGTTTTTACAACGACTAACACAACCATAGATGTCACCGTTAGTGAAGGTAAGAACTACCGCTTTTATGTTAGGGCTTATAACCGTTTGTCTCAAAACAATGGGCCTTCTTATCGAGGGGCTCTTACCACGGGGCGTTCAAATGTTTACTGGAGT